CCTTTAAACAGGAGCTACCTTGCCTTATTGTGGTCAGGGCATGAGACGTAAGGTCCACACGTGGTTACTCCCCCGTTAGGCCTCCGGGCTAAGATATGTTGTTAGGGCACCAGAAAAACCCACTCAATAATACACCATGGCAGAACGTGCAGAGGCACAACACTTAGGTGTTCAGAATCCCGATGGTACATACCTGGTAGGTACGCGGAGGCCGCCTTTTATCAAGCGAAAGGCATTTCCCAGGCCGACGCCCCCCGCCCCTGTTCAGGGGGTTCCCGGTCCCCAAGGCCCGGCTGGAGTGCGTGGTCCAGCTGGCCCAAGGGTTGAAGTTCCGTTTCTTAGGCAGCCGTACCCTGCTGCTGATCGGAGGGGGCCCAGACCAGTCCAAAGGGAGGTGGTACGTGACGACGCTTCCTCAGCGTCTAGCGCGAATTCCGTCGTAGAAGCAAGGGAGGCTATCGACGAAGCAGTTTTTGCCTATCTTCCGTTGGAGGAAGCTCGGCGTAGGCTTGAACTGGAGGAAAATGACCTTCCCGGAAACGAGGGGGTCGGTGATACCGGAGGCCAGGAGGGCCCGAGGTTTACCAGACTTCGGAGGCGAGCGGCTTGGGTACATGAAGCCGCAGCGACCTTCAGACAGTGGCAGCAGGGAATCGTTGTTGAACCTAGAGCTGGTGGCGTTAAGGCCTCGTTCCAGGGGATCAGGGATTGGCTTGCTGAACTGTATGGAAACGAAGTAGAGCTGGTTGGCGGCCAGCGAGTCGAGCTCGGAGACGCAGATGAGAAGTGGTTCCACGAGGGGTTACGTCGCACTGACGTGTTACTCCAAGTGACGGTCAACGGAGGTACCGACTACCTCAATGTAAGCCTGGGTATCTTGGCCCGTTTGGTATGTTTCTTTACCTTCAGGCCCAGAGACAGGACTACCCTGATGTTAGCTCGAGGCAAAGCCATGCAGTATGCAAAGGAGCTTGGTTTGCCGCCTGAGTTAACTGCACAGGTCCTTGCGGGCTCAATAGCCCTCGGGGTCATAAGGACAGTCGATGAGACTGCTGTGCGCCGTGCGCTATTGGTAGCCACGGGTCAGGCTTTTGATGAGGAACCGACGTCACTTCTCGGCTTGGTGAACTACATGTTCGAACCTGATGCAACCTCGAATCCCTGGTATGAGGATGCTGAACAGCCGAACAGGAAGTTCGCCGCGCGCGTCTCTTACGGTGTCGTCAAAGCAGTGGAGTGGTACGTTCCCCCGGTTGTATCGTGGGGAATCGGAAAACTCTACAAACGCAGCGGGCAATGAGACACCCGAGGGCTGTGTGGGCTCGGTATTTGCCTTGGTGGGTTTCCTTTGGAGCCCCTCAGGAAAGATGCTGAGTTGGTACCCCCCACGGAGCCTACGGCTATGTCGAGTTGTGAGCCCGCCAAGCGGCGGATGTACTGGCACCATGTACCTCGGGTTCCCGGGGTCTGGGCACCTGCCGTGCACGCCAACTGTTGGCATAACGAGTTGGCGGGCCTCACCATGCGTACTCTTGGAGAGACGCCTGATGATCCTGGTTCACCTTTCCTCAGTGCGGAGTTTAGGCGATTTAGAAGGTTGGTGCGAAAAGCCAACATTCACAGGGTTAGCTACGACGATGTGATCAGAGGGTATTCTGGAGCTATGCGGGAGAAGTACACCAGAGCTAGGGATAGCTTATACGATGACCCCGATTTGGCCAAGGCTGACTATCGTTTGTCTTCCTTCGTCAAGGGTGAGAAGGTTAATCCCTTGAAGAAGAACCCTACCAAGCCTAGGATGATTATGGCGAGGTCGGCGCGCTTCAATCTGACGTTGGCAACGTACTTGCACCCTGTGGAGGCCTATCTCTGGAGAACTCTGGTCAACCAGTGCCCTGGAATGCCTGCCTTGAGGCAGGTTGGGAAAGGACTGGGACCGAGAAGCCGCGCTCTTTTAATTAAGCGTAAGAAAGAGGCGATCGGAGACGGGGCAGTGGTATTCGAGGTTGATGGCAAGCGGTTCGAGGCGCACGTGACCAAGCGTGACCTACGCCGCGAGCACGGGGTCTACCTGGCCGCCCACAATGGCGACAAGAAGCTACGGGCGCTCCTGAAGCACCAACTGGAGCTGAAGGGACGTACTTTGTGTGGCACCAGGTTTCACCGGGAGGGAAGTCGCGCCAGCGGTGACTATAATACGGGTTTGGGTAACTCTTTGGTCATGCTAGCGGTTTGTAGAGCGGTCATGGCTATCTACACCATGACATGTCCTTGCAAATACGACCTACTCGTGGACGGGGATAACTGCCTATTCTTTGTAGAGGGCAGCCAAGCTGAAAACCTGCGTAGGCGGTTCAGCACCCTAGTATCAAGGGTCTCAGCCCAGGAAATGGAAGTCGAGAAGCCTCAAACAACCTTGGAACGCTGTGTCTTTGGACAGAGCCAACCTGTGTTCAACGGAGATCACTATGTTATGGTACGTGATTTCCACAAGCAGTTGAGCTGTGCTTTTTCAGGTTATAAGCACTACGCTGACCGCTATCATGGGCTTCGTGTCCTGAAAGCGGTCGCACAGGGAGAGTTATATCTGGCAGTGGGCTTGCCGGTGTTGCAGGCCTACTATAAGCGGGCCGTAGAACTCTTGAGTGATGTCCGGGACTTCCGTGACCCTACACTTTACTTGGATGGCCACCTTTTGGAGGCTGTCAAGTCGGCTGGTCATTGGTCGGTGGTACAGCGAGTGAGGACGAGGCACGTTGTTGAGGAGTCTAGGGTCTCTTTTGAGGCTGCTTTTGGTGTTAGTTGTGCTGAGCAGAAGGAGCTGGAGGACCGACTAGTACGGGAAATGTCATTCGTGGATGTCGAGGGCCCAGGAACTTGGCACCCTCTACCTGTGTTTGACTATCCCGAAGGGGACGTCCATCCGGTGGCCGATGCTTGGTACCTTTCCCAGTAATGCTCTGGGATTGCTAGGGGTGTAGTGGGGGCGGTACAAGTCCGTAGCCCCCAGCCTCACCTGGCACTGTCCAAACCTGCCTAGCGCCAGACGGAACAAGCTCTCGGCGTGTGCGGCACTCGATGGGTTGAGCTCTTAGCCCCATGGCGTCATTGGTGAAAACCATGCTGGACTCCTACGGGGTGCCTGGTGAAAGGATTTGCAGGGTGCGGGTGGCACGTTGCTGCGCTAATCCACAGGACGGGCATAAACTTGCGGGTCATGGTCTCGGGACCCGAGTACGGACGTCTCAGCTGGTGAATCCAATCCCTGAGACCCGTCACAGGCGGGAATGCCGAAGGCACACTGCGGTGTATTGTTGTGTAGGCAAACCCGTGGGGAGTATGGGCACGGTCTCACTCTTGGTCATGTATACTCCAGAGGTAGAACCAAGCCTTCTTAGAAGAGGATGCCGAGTCCTGTGATTCTGCGGGCGCGGCGGCCCCCAGGGGGGAACAGTGCTAAGGGTAGGCGAACACGGTCCGCTGGTGATTCTGGAGAATGGACATGGTGTGGTGTGTAACCGGCTAGGGGGCGACCCAGAGGGTAAGACCTTCCTTGTACAAACCCGATGGTGGCCACACCTACACACCGCTAGTCCGCAGGAGATCCATGGCACGTGACGTAGCCGGAGCCTGGTGATGAGTGGTTAGTCCCTTCTGGGCAACTCACGCTGGCACTGGTTGGGCTAGAGCCTTGTGTGGGCGGCAGGACCCGCAGGGTGCTGTCCACTAGCTCGTGGGCCATCCCCTGAGCCACCTGGACGAGTCTGCTGGTTGATCCGGCGTCAGCTCGGTTTGGGTCAAATAGGCGTCTCTTCTTTGATACCCTGTGGCGGATTACTTGGTCAGAGTAGTGGTGCGTAGCCATTTGGTGAGGCTCGTCCTGACATCATAGGAATTGATCCTAAGTGGCTCCGGGGACCTAAAACTTTTCGAGGAAGCGCTAACCGGTGTGGACCATCGCGCTAGGGTTGTTTGGGTAGGCGGGTATCCGAGCTCCGCGATGAGCCCAAGCATCGCGGTTCAGTGGTGACCTCCGTGGATCTTGGGTAGCAGCAGTGAGAGGCTGTTGTATAACCGCGCCGCAGGGGCGCAGCAATGCCTGTCGTTGGGCCTGCCAGAATCCCGCGTAACTGGTAGTGGGCCTGTTGGGGTGGGACCCCCTAACGCGTTGGTTAGTGCGCATAGTTTCAAGTCAGGGCAAAACTAAC